AATCCCATCAAATCCATACCAAAGCAAGGTAGATTACTGCCTGTCTTAGGATAGATTATCGTATTGTAGATACATGACTTATCACTCCATATATCTACCTCTCTAGACTTAATAAAGTATGGGTTGGTATAGGTTCTAGCAGTTAAGTTAGTACCTTTACCTTCCCATGATGCCCACTCGGACTCAAACTTTAGGTCTGGAAATGTTTTATACAGAAGGGACTTGTAGTTCTTCCATAGGTTCATCAGGTGTCTCTCCTCCAAAGTTTACATCAGCATCTACCTTGTCATATAGATCAAGGAAGGCCTGTTTAGTTTCATCATCAAAGCGATTGACACATACTTCAATTGCTTTCTCTTTGTTCTTCCAGATCTTGTATGCCTTGACTATGTGTACAAGACGGCGTGTGGAAATAACTTCCTCAACACCACCATCAAAGAATGTCTTACGGATGATGTCTCCCCAATCAACAAGTCTCTTACAAAACTCTTTGTCATCACATAGGAGATTTAAGATCTTCTCCTCTGTCTTTACTGAGGGATAGGATTGCTCGAAGGTAACTGGGAATCTTTCAAGGAAGGCTTCGTTGAGCACGTTAGTTCCAATAAAGCGTCCGTCGTCTGAACCCTTACCCTTTGTATTTGCGGTGGCGAATACGTTGAATCCTCTGGCGGGTCTAACGAATCTGCCAATTTTCTTAAGGAAAACTCCATTTCCCTCAAGGATACTCTGAAGGCAGAGAATTTTGTTAGAGGCAAGGTCGATCTCGTCAAGGAGCAATATAGCTCCTCGCTCGAGGGCTTCGATGACTGGGCCATTGTGCCATACTGTGGAACCATTAACAAGGCGGAAACCACCAATAAGATCATCTTCATCTGTTTCAATAGTAATGTTTACACGGACAACTTCTCTCTTGAGTTGAGCGCAGGCTTGTTCCACACCTAGAGTTTTACCATTACCTGATAATCCTGTAATAAAACATGGATAGAATTCTTTGGATTGAATAATTTTTTTGACATCAGGGAAGTTTCCAAACTTGACAAAGTTAGGGTCAACAGTTGGAACTAGATTTTGTTCAACTGGTGGAACAACAGCAGGAGCAGCAAAGTTTGCTTCAAGGTTTGCTTTCTTCTCTCTGACAGTAAGATTCCACTTACCAATACCTTTCTTATATGGTTTAAGGTATTTGGTGACAGTTTGGTATCCCACATCATTCTGAGCACAGTAGGCTTTGATGTGTGCGGATGTAATTTTGTTTCCGTATAGATCTCTTAGAGATGAGATCAATTGTTCGGGATTCACTTTAGCTTCAAAAGGCATTGTTCATTCTGTAGTTATATATTAAGTATAGTAGCATGTGTTATCACATGCAAGCAGTGTTGTGACACTAATATAATTGTCTCTACACTTCTCTACGCTATAAAGTCCATAAACTGACTTAGTACTTTCTTGTTCATCTTCTTACCATTAAGAGACTTTTTGAAAGCAGATTTGATCTGAGATTTAGTTGCATCTTCTTTTACAGTAAACTCAGTATCATTACCGAGAGCGTGTGATGATAGTCCAAAGTAAGCGTGATATCCAACATTTTCAAGTTTGATTGATTTTTCTTTTTTCCAGATAGCTTGAATACGTTGTACCTTATCAAAATCCCAATCCATATATCTTCTGATGAATGAATTAGCTTCTCTACCATCCAAGACTCGAATACCTATAAAATTAACATCTGAAAATCTACCTCTGAGTTGATGTAAAAGTGCTGATGTTATTTCATGTTGATGAGAATTGCATGAGTATGTCTTACCATTGTGTGTATCTCTGATAAAAACTGAACCATTCATAGTAGATCTAGTTCCCATGTAGTTCCTTTCAGATTCCTTGAATGAAAACCACTTATTATATGAAAGCGGATGTGCTTCACCATCTGTAAGAATAACACATTGAACTTTTTGTACTCCTGTAGCTTTCTTGAACTCAGGAATTATTTGGTTCAAAGATACAAGTGCTTCATTCAATGGAGTACCTGATAGACCCAATCTTCTAGGAGCTTGGAACATAACGCTACTATTCCATCTGTAGTATGTGGATAGACCTGTTGTAAGTCTCCAGATACTGAGTAGTTGTTTTTCTAGATCAGATTTTTTACAATCACTTGAAAGAAACTCAACCATACTGAACTCTCTACCAACACATACTCTACAATCTTTTTCTTGATGATGCTCAGGTATGTCTCTTCTTGGTCTCCAACTATAATCATCAGGCTGATCCCACTCACTGTAATGATTCCACTCATTAGTAAAAGCATATACTTTGAAAGGAATTTGGACTTTCTTACAAAACCAAATCAAATTAAATAACTGTTTGATTGTATCCATGAGAACTGTGCTCATTGAACCAGACCAATCAAGAACAAAAACTAGTCCATGATTTTTACCATCTGGTAAAACGGTAATCTTTTTGAAAAGATCTTCATTGTATTTGTATGAATGAAGTTTTGTACAATCAAGAATACCTGTCTTTGATACAGTAGCGCGAGCATATGCATCTGCTGACTTACGACACTCAAACTCTTTTACAAGATAGTTGACTTCTTTTTGAGCAGATCTACGGAAGAGTCTGTAATCATTATCAACCGTTTCAAATATGTCTCTAGTTGAAGTAGATTCTTTGTCATAATGTTCTTGAGACATTCTCCAATATTTTGAAAGATACTCATGAACAACACTGTTTTTGGCAATCACTGTTTTTAAGTTTAACTCAGGTAACTCAACATACTCTGGTTCATAGTATGAACTCTTTTCTTTGTTGTTTAAGTTCTCTAAATTATCTTGAAAAGTTTTATCTGTAACAGCTTCAGATACACCACCATGAATTCCACCCATAGCATCCAGATCACTCTCTGATGCTGCTTCCAGTTCCTCCATCAACTCTTCCATTGAAGATGGATCACCCTGACCACCTTCGCCAGTCTCAGATGAATCTGAATCTATCTCAATACCATCCTCAGAATTAGATGGTTGTAGAGGTATTCCTTGACCAGATGAACTTTCTTGACCAAATGTGAACTCAAGATCATCTAGTTTTGTCATCATTTCTTCTTGATTTTTGATGAATTCATATAACTCCTGAGCAAGTTCAAGAACATCTTGGAAAGTTTCAGTTCTAAAAGCTTTGTCTACAAAATCCTGTTCATCTTCGTTGAAGGATACATTCTCAAACTTACCAATCTTGTAATGAATATTGATTCTATCTGCTAGACCCATATCTTCAAGGTCATGTTGAGATAGTTCAAAGAAATCTTGGTCAGCAAGTTGTGAGTATCCATTATGAAATGTTTTGGCCAATCCAGCATACTTAAGTTTCATCAACTTCTCAATCCTTACATCTTCCAAAACATTGACATAAGATGGTGGAACATCTGGATAGTCCTCCATCCAGTTATCTGCTGGTGTGTATAGTGCATGGCCAACCTCATGTCCTACGAGAAGGTCATATACGGTTCCAGAAGCCTTCTCCCACATTGGTAAGGTAAGAACTCTACGTCCAACATCAAAAGATGCCGTAGATACCTTACGGTTCTCTATGATAAGATCCTCTGTTGCAAGTAGTTTTGCAAGTTGTCCTTTGACTTCGTAATTAACCTGTGTGAGCATTTGTTTTCTTGTCGTATATACACATGATAGTCGATCATGTGCCAATTTCAAGCAACAGTGTGCCAGTTTTTCAACTGTCTACCCCGACCATTTTATCGCTGTATCTAATGCCTTCTTCGCTGTATTCTGTAATTTTATGACTTTACTCTCATATGTTATCGTAAACCCCAATAGATCTCCTTCGGGATCATTTGGCATACCTACAGGTTGTACTAGAAAAATACCTGCATGGGCAATAGTTCTCCACTCCATATCAATGAAGCCAAGTTCCCTTAAGGCACACTCAAGTTTTAATGAGTGACATCCATCTAGTAGTATCATACGGTATCCGTAGTATACTATTATGTAGAATATCTAACTTTTGAGAATCCGTTCATTTTTTCAAAGGTAATTAAATTATCTAACCTATCAGTGAGTTCATCTATCTTATGAGATATCATAAACACATAAGCATCCTTAATGACATACTTGATGATCTTTGTAAACTCGTCAGTGCCGTTACTATCAAGCGAACTGTCAAATATTTCGTCAAGGATTAGGATGTTTGTACTAGACGAGTTCTTCATCTTAGCAATATCTCTCCAAGTAAACAGAATAGCAAGATCAATTCGCATTTTCTCGCCCTCAGAGAATGATTCGTAACTGAATTTCTCATGTATAGGTGATTTTATTCTCTCATTAAACTGTTCATCTAGAGTAAAATTGATATAGAAGTCCATCATCTGAAGATACTTATTGATCTTCTGATTCATTACAGGCAAATACCTTCTTATAATCTTTGCTTTGACTCCAGAGTCTTTCATCATGGAATTGGCAAAGTCTAAGTAGTCTATATCTTCGGTATGTTTTGCTTTATCTTTTTCTACACTTGTTAACTCGCCTTTGAGTGACTTAAGAGCGGCTCTTTCAGTATTTCTGTTTGCAATTTGCTCGGTAATCTCTTGAATTTCTGATTCATAATCTCTGATCTGTCGTTGATACTGAGAAATTTTAAAATTGTTCGTTGAAATGTCATTCGTTAGTTGAGTGATCTGATTATTGATTTCCAAAAACTTAGAATCTCGTTTTTGTTCATCATTTATAGACTTGGTAAGGTCTTTATAAGCGGAATTAATCTCTTTGACCTTACCTTCTATGTCTTCAATTTTATTTAAGCGAAACTCCTCTTCTATATGTTGTCCACATGTAGGGCATGATACGTTATCAGTAAAAAACTTATGATCGGATGTTATATTCTGTATCCTTTGTTCCAATTTTACCTTAATTGTGTTCATTTTCTTAAGAGAAGCACGGGCATTTGATAAGTTTTCTAACTCTGGTTGATACTTTGTCTTAATTAAATTGTCATATTTGGTATTTTCCCCCATGAGACCAGAACTATCCTCAAACATGATAGCAATTTTCTCTTTAGTATCCTTAATTCTCTTCTTACCACTCTTATCAAGGTCAGCAATAAAGTTTTTTTGCATTTCTATCTTCTCTTCTATCATTTCTTTCTTGATAGTGAGTTCTCTAATCTGCGTATTTGCTTTACTAATCTTATCTCTAAGTATTTTTGCCATGCCAGAGAATATTTTGATATCCAATACGTCCTCAACAATGGCTCTACGATCAGAATTACCTAGTTGCATGAAAGGAACAAAGGTGGCAGATCCTAAGATAGTTGTCTGAGTGAATGATTTATAATTAAGTCTAAGTATATTATTCTCTAAGTGTGCCTGTTGATCTAATTGGTTGGCAAACTGATCTTGTTTCTTACCATCAATATAAATTTCAAATAAAGTAGGTTTCATACCTCTTACAATGGTATAAATCTTTCCTTGTATCTCAAATTCTATCTGTACTTCACATTCTTTTTCATTTACAGTATTAACTAACTGAGCTTTCTTAATTTTACGGAAGGGTTTATTGTATAAAACAAAAGTTAGTGCATCTAAAATAGTAGATTTACCCGCTCCATTAGCACCTACTATTAAATTTGTCGGGGATTTTTGAAAACTTACAATTATAAACTGATTACCAGTTGATAGAAAATTACGCCACCGTATCGTTTTGAATATTATCATAATCTTTTGGTGGAATCACTATATCATCAGGTGAGATAATAACATATTTGTATTTGTGTCTTTGACATGTCTCTACTGCCAGTGTATCATCTATTTGTACAACTGTCAAGGGAATTGCTTCGTTCGCTTCTAACAAGCCTGCGTATCTTGTAGCATCATCTTCTTGTTCAAAAAGATACAAAGCCTTGTGACCATCATCATTTGTGACGGCATAGGCTCCTTCTCCTTCTTTTCCGTGAAGTGATAGAATGTACATTACTCTGCTTCGCAAGCTTCTAGATAAACTTCTTTAAGAAGTGTCTTAACTCTTTCTTTTTCCAAATCAAAATCGGACTCTTGAATGTATTTATTAAGAAGTGTTAGAGTATCTTCTATCTTTTCACTATCTAAATCTACTTCTGTATCATTGATTGCAGTATTTTCAACTACCTTTAAATCTATGATGCCAGCTTTCATAAGTTTATCAAGAAATTTATCATATTGTAATTGACTTTTCCTAGATCTAATGAATAATTTGACTATCTTATCTTTATACAGATGTGCTTTGAATAGTTCCGCTGGAGTATCTTCATAATATATCTTTTCAAAAATATGATTTGTATTCTCTATGAACTCAATCTCTCCTGTTTCTGTATCTAAGATATTGAATCCTCTCTTATCTCCACAGTCATTCCAATACATCTCATATGGATTACCTAAGTAGAAGACTTGACCATCATTACTTCTGGTGTGATAATGTCCTGAGAATACTGTAGGAAACTTAGCAATGATTCCTTTATCAATACCACCCTGCTGAAACATGCCTGGATATAATTCAAATCCATTGAGTTCCAAGTGACTAAAAGCCATCTTAGCATCTGATTTTTCTATAGCTGCAAGAGTCTCTTGATAGTTCTCATCACATATCCAAGGCAACATCATTGCTTTGAACCCATCTATATCATATGTGTCTGGTTTAGATATAGGAATTATATTATCATAGTGTTCTAAGAGTGAATCTATTGAGTTGATCTTGTTTGTATTCTTGTAATAGACATCGTGATTACCTACGAGTTGCCAAACTCGGACGCCCAAATTTTTGAACTTATCATATACATGTTCCTTAGCCCAATCAAGTGACCAATAATCTATGTTCTTTCTATTATCAAAAGCATCTCCCATATGAATACAATGTTTGATACCTCTTTTTTCTAGTTCTGGAAAGAATATATTGTCGTAAAATTTTTGAAAGAAGTCATGAAATATCTTATTACCCCTTCTACCTCCGAAGTGAGTATCAGTTATTATCGCTATCTTCATTGTTGTTGTTGCTCCTGTTGCTCTTTCATATATTCTTCTCTACCATCTTTGGTAAAGACACCCTTCTCATAATCGAAGTAAGGATGTGGTGCGGCAGATACCACTGGGTCTTTTGTTTTATTTTTAATAACAATAAACCTGTCAGCAGCAAATGTTCCTGCCAACTGAACTACAACTTCATCATCATCTTTCCAGTTAATACTACCATCTTTCTTAGTGTGTAGCATTGCTTCTTGTATCTGGTCAATTAGTTCTTGAGTTAGCTTCATTGATTCATTTTTGTTTGTACTGCCTCTTTTATTGAATTGTAATCACTAGAATAACCGCCATCGTCGTCAACATGCATAACCTCATCATACCCCGACTTCTCAATGATCTTTTCACGGATCTCCATTTGTTTTTTCTCTTTCTGTATACGTCTGAGGAAAGCATAGTGTATGATTTGAGTGAAGTAAGCAAAAGGATTCGTAGATTTCTCTGGATTGAAGTTATGTATATATTGAACGCAGTTCTCGATGCCATCTGATATCATGTCCTCACGGAACATATAGTTTACAAAGTTTGGTTTGTATGATAAGTGAGTCGCGATTTTTACAAAGCACTCTCCAAGGTAATTAGTGATGCGTGGTTTCGGATCACCTTTTTCCTCCGCCTCTTTTACATCGGCTTTATATTGAACTATTGCGTATAAGAATTCTTTATTGTTAACGTAATGTTCAGATCTCTTTCTAGTCTTACCTTTTGCGGGCATTATACTATCCTCTGTTATGAATATAGTCTAACATAAAGTTGGGGACTTGACAAGTGTTGTAAATTGATGTACAATAACTCTGTCAGAGTTCAAGGGAATGCTATGTAGCTTCTCCTTTATTAAAAAT